ATTAACTTTATCTTTAATATTTGGATCCCTTGGATCAGCCAAAATAGATCTATTACCTAACGCCCTTGGACCGTATTCGGCTCTTCCTGTTGCTACCGCAGCAATTTTATTTCTTATTAGTTCTGTAACTATAGAGCCTACTGGATATTCCCCGCCAAGATCGTGACCAAGGTACGGATGCTGCCAGTTTATATGGCCTCCATAGGCTGCTGCAGCCGCTCCAAGAGACGATCCAGCATCCCCTGGGTTTGGCATAATCCAGACATTGTCGAACATCCTCCAGAGCATTGTATTCGCTGCACAGTTAAGGGCACAACCACCCATAAAAACAAGATTGCGTTTACCTGTAAGTTTCTGTGCCATAGCCATAAAATTAACTAATCTTTCTTCATATACCCTCTGAACAGCAGCAGCAATATCAAACTGCTCACGATATCCAATATGCTCATTCCAATCATTTATTCCTTGATGAAAGTTATATTTTTGTTTATTTATGTCTGGAAAATATTCTTTTACTTTAAGGTAATATCTTGTCCAGTCTCCGTAGGCTGCCATGCCCATAAAAATATACTCTTCTTCATTAGGCTTCATGCCTACTAAATGTGTAAAGGCAGAATAAAATAAACCAAAACTAAATGGATAATTCTTTTTATATACTTGTTTTAAAGCGTTTCCCTCTCCTGTCCAAATTGTGGCAGTATTAAATTCACCTACCGCATCTAAAACTACAACTACTGCATCATTAAATTTGCTAGTGTAATACCCTGCAGCAGCGTGAGAATGATGATGTTTAAAATATTTTGTAGGCACTTTTTTACCAAACATATTATCAACTATATATTTTGGATTCCAGTCACTAGAACCACCTTTTAAAAATAGCCTTGAGGCCTTTAGTAGTGGCTTTTCATAATAAGCAACCTGATCTGGGAAACCGTAGTTCAGTGCATCTTTAAGCAAACTATCATTAACATACCAGTCATTTTTTTGTTTACTATATCTTTCTGCATACCCCGCAAAAAGTATCTCTCCATCTTTAATTAAAGATACAGATGCATCATGTGAAGTTTCATTAATACCTAAAATTATCATAGCATCTCACACTAATATATAAAAGTGTCCTTGTCCTTTTTTCTGAAAAATTTTTTAATTTTATAATAAGTTATATATATATAATATTTAAATTTCATTATGTCTCCTTAAAATAAAACAGGGATGTCTGTTAGAACATCCCCATTTTATCATAATGATATTAGAGCATCTGTTGCGGAGTACCGCCACCACCAGACTTCTTCTTAGAAGCCTTTTTTACTGGAGCCTTAACATTCTTAAGTGCACTCTCGATATCTTTTACTTTTGGCATTCTACCAAAAGCCTTGTCGTTTGGATTAACTGCTCTTGCTGCTACTGGAATAAGAGCACCAACGAGTGCTGCCCAAAGATCTTTTGGATCTGTTACTCCAGATACATAAAGAGCAGATGCAGCACCAACTACAGAACGAGCATATGATGCAAGCATTGCTTTCATTTTTGCGTCCATTTTTTCCTCCTAGGATATGAACTTAGTTATGGCATCGTAACCTAGCCATAATCCAATTATACCAGCAACTCCAGCAAACACTGGTGGCGCTGGAACTGGGAGTTTAAATGCTGCAAATACTACCCCACACCCAAAACCTGTTAAAACTGAAAATATAATTTCTTTCATAGTTCATTTTCCTTTATTTTGTCTAGTGGTGTTGGTAATGTTACCAGCGTTCCACACTCTTTACATGTACCGTCCAAAAAATATAAGCCTATCTCATAGTCTGCTGGATCAAATTGAACTACTGCATTGAAGTATACGCACCCGCATTCTGGGCATTGGCATGTTGGAATTCCTCTGGCATTAATCATTTGGAATATCTTTTGGATATATTTCTTGCAACTTATTAAATGCTTTTCTAAATCTTTGGATAGATAAATCATTAGGATTTTCTAAATCATATTCTATAGAATCTTTATATTCTAGTAATGCTACATGAACTTCTTCTATATATTTATATGCGATGTCACGTGTTTCATTTATAAAGGATAAAAGGTGTTCTTTTTCAACAAGCCCTTCATCTGGTCTTTGACTTAACCGCTCAATGTCACCGATTGCTTCATTTAATGCAATAATTAATTGCATGTTAAGATTTTTTAATCTAAATATAAATACAGACAAAGATGTTAAAGCAGTAAATATAATTAAAAAAAATATAAACTCAAGCATTTGTTACCTCATGTGTTGGCCAATAATATTTACAAGGCTCTTTACGCTCAGGACAGCATGGTACATTATTAATGCTTGTAACTGCATACTGAAATGGTGCGTACAATAATGGATCTTTCTTAAATAGGTTTGCACGATGAGTGGTTACAATACGAAGCAATTTGTTTTCGTCTTGGAAATAATCAGGAATATTATTACCCCAATCATCCCAACACATATCTTTAAGGTTGTTAAGATTTGCTTCGTTGTTCTCAGTCTTAATACCACGAGATTTGGCTTCGGCAATCATGGCTTGTACATAAGACCATAGTCCTCGCTCAAAGCCTTTCCACATAAGAACTGCTGGATGATTACGCCAGCCACCTGTAGGTGACTTACCAGATAGGACATTCAGGATCTGATAGCACTCTAGTATTTGTTTGTTAAGGCGCTTGCTATCCAGAATGGCAGCAGACACATAATAATCTGATTGTGGTAAAAATGTTTGCATAATGTAGCCTTTCTATATCCAATATTTAAGTATAGCAGTTATGGCAAGAATTGTCCATAGGATGTTAAACCAAATTAATGTTGGTATAGTTTTTACTGTAGATGACCATATAAGCATTATGCTTGATACCAGCGCAAAAATATAAAGCCACCAGATCTGCTTATCAAATAGTAGTCCAGGGAAAATAATAGCAGCCTTGGCAACAAAAGCAAAGAACTCAACAGTGTTTGGCTTATTCCAATATGATTTTTTAGTCATACCCTTAAGAGCATAATACCAATCTAATTTAATTTTCACTTAATCCCCTTAAAAATTCCCTGTGATCCGAGCACTCTGCTATCTTATAGTTTTGATAATTTCTATAATACTCATGCATTTCTAGACCTTTGTTATAGTCTGATGAGTTCTTTAAATAAACTTTAGCAATGTCTTTATTAATTGTATTATGTGCAGATCCTAAGAAGATCCAACTATAAGATGTCCAGAACGGATCTGAATCAAAAGTATTTGGCATCCTATATTGCCACTTATTAATTTTTTCTTGTAAAGTTTTAGGGGCATTTTCATATGAAAATTTTTTCCAAAATTCTGTATCATCTCTTAAAGTCATATAGTGAAAATATATAAAATCAGAAATAGAATTATTCATATCTACTATGTGATTATTATACTCGTCTCTGATTGATTGAGAGTTTTTAAAAATCCATAATGGGTTATTAAACAATCTTGTTAATCCTACAATGCTTACCCAAATAGATGTAGCCTCCAGTGGTTCAACAAAATTTGCTGCTAATCCTATTGCTACGCAGTTATTGATCCACGGTTCTTCGTAGCATCCAGCACTAAACTTAAATCCACCCTTATCTTTTCTTGGGTAGGTTGGCTCATATCCTAAAAATTCTTCTATCTCTTTAACAGCATCTTCTTCAGATATGAGAGATGAATCATATACATAACCACATCCAAATCTTGTTTGGAGTGGTATCTTCCACATCCAACCATACTTCATTGCAATTGCCTCTGTATATGGGGGGATCTTATCTGTCATCTCGATAAAAAATGGAACTGCTGAGTCTACTGGAAGAAAGTCTTTATAACTCTTCCACTTAGCATTATAAACTTTTCCAATAATAAGTCTATGGAATCCACTACAATCAAAAACAAAGTCACATAAAATGTTTTCATTATTATCTAAAGTTAAACTACTTACATTGTTATTGCTATCTAATGAAACGTTTTTTATTGTTCCATCAATTATTTTGATGCCTCTTTCTAATCCTATTTCTTTTAATCTATTTGCTAATTTTGTAGCATTAAAGTGTATAGATACCTGACCTACTTTTTTATAATCAAATATAGGATTTTTTTTAGCAACAAAACCAAAGTCTATTTTTTTGTCCTCTAAAATAAAAGGCACCTTATTCTTTTCTGAAATTTTTTCTGTAAAATCTATTTCTTTTAGATTATCATTTAATGATATGCTTGCCAACATCAAAGAACTATTAGAAAGAAACATGTCAGACATAGGATCAAGTCCCAAGTTTCTATCTCTTGTAGAAAATCCATGGTAGTAGAAGTCTCCATCGTTATTCCAATTTGTAAACTTAATTCCGTTTTTTATAGTTGCATCACAGTTTTGTATTAAATCTGACAATGATATATTTAGGTGATCAAAAAAATCAACAAGGTACGGAGTAGAACCTTCTCCTGCTCCTAAAATTCCTATGTCAGATGACTCTATTACTGTTATATTTAAATTAGGATAAGATCGTTGTGCTTTAAGTGCTGTAAGCCATCCAGCAGTACCTCCACCAACAACGACTACATTTTTAGACATTATTCTTTACCGCCTTCACGAACCAACAATACAATTGCTCCGTTATCCTCAAGGGCTTTCTTTGCCCTTACCATATATTCTACAGCATGACGCTTATCTTGGTCTGTCAATGCCATAAAATCTTTTTCAGATGCTTTAACAGTAATAAAATTATCATTATCTATAATGGTTAGTTTAAATCCTTTAGGGCAGAAGTGATTCAAAGATCTAAAGGCACGAGCCATTTCTTGCGTATACACTATTTCCTACCCCATTGTATTTTATTCCATCCACGCTCATGAAAATAATAAAGAATAGTCTTAGTAATAACTTCTAAACTTGCTATACTTGCAGCAACAACTGGCTTTTTAGTAATAAACCAAGATATAACAAATGTATCTGCAGTACCCACCATTCTCCACGTAACTGCTTTTATTGCAGATCTAGATTTTGTTGCGTTCATGATGGCCACTCCATATTATTTGGACCACCAGAAATAAACTTCCAAACCTTAAATGCCCATTTCTTTACGCTTTTGCGTAGCCGATATAGCATGAATCTCCGCCCCTAAATCTACTTGTTCAATCTTAT